TGCTTTTCAGGGCACCGGCGGATGATTTACCGAGTGCCTTTGCGGAATTGATTCCCGCCTGCGTCGCGTCGGTGACTCCTGCCACGCCCTTCTTTGCCTGATTGCTGGCGTCTGTCGTCGACAGGCCCCATTCAACGGCAGCGCCTGCAATGGCACCAAACACGGTCACCAACAAGCCCACGCCAGTGCTTGCGAGCAGCGCCCGCACGGCAGTGCCAAGGCCGGCTGTGGCAATCGCTGACGCTATTGCGGCTGCCTTGTAAATGCCGAGCGCCGTCGCTGCCAACCCAATGCCAATAGCCGCTCCGCGTCCGTTCTCAGCCACAAACGCGATGGCATCCCCAATGGCAGAAAACACAGGGCTCAAAGCAGACGCCACGTTAAACACGACACCAAGCGCGTCGCCAAGAGTCCCGATCACGCTTGCCGCCGTGGACGCAATCTGTTGAACGTCCAGCGCTGCTAGGAAGTCGATGAACTTGTTCGTTGCATCCGTGAGCGCTGGCGCAAGAGCCGAAAGAATTTTCTGCCCCACAAGCTCAATGGCTGAGCCTGCAAACAGGAACGTGTCACCTAGCGTGTTGATGTTGTTGACATCTAGCTGCGTCAGCCCGCCTCCAAACTTAGCCAAGAACTCTTGAGCGCTCTGCAGGTTGCCGCCCAACTCGCGGAACGCCGGCAGCAAGTCTGCACCGCTTTTCCCAAAGATGGCAACAGCCGCCGCTGCCCGCTGCGCAGGGTCCGTAATGCCGTTGATTGCGTTGGCAATCAACGTGAACTGCTCAGACGACGATAGCCCTTGAAAGTCTGCCGCTGACAGGCCGATTGAAGACAACGCCTGCACGGCTTCCTTGCCACCGCCTGCCGCCTTGGAGATCGTCACTTGCGCCTTTGTGAAAGCCTTAGCCAGCGTTTCCGTGGACACGCCTGCCAGGCCGGCCGCAAGCTGCAGCTGCGTCAGCTGCTCATAGCTGATGCCAAGTTCACGCGACAGATTTGACGTGGACTCAACTGCCGTAAACGCACCTTGTGCAAAATTGGAAAAGGTGCTGTAGACGCTCTGGATTCCGTCAGCAAAGGCACGACCGATAGACAGCGTCTTGAGCACGCTGACATCTGAGGCGGCCTGCTTGGCCGAATAGCCGAGCTTCTGCAACTCAACGGCAGCGGCATTGACGCCCTGGGCCATGCCCGTGGCGGATGCCGAGATATTGAATCCCAGTGCTATCGTGGCCATGTCACTTGCTCTTGTTTAGGTCTGCAGCCATTCGCCGTATCGTGTCTTGAATCTGCGTTCTGTGCTGCGGCTTCTTTCGCTTAACTGGGATAAAGTCTTCTGGATCTGGCGTCTGTCCTTTGCGGCAATACGGTGCGAGCACTGCCGCGGCTATGGTTGCAGTCTGTTCCCACTCTCCACCGATTGGCATGTAGTACGTATGGGCTGCCAGCCACATGGCAAATTCGCGGCTGTCCATTGTCTGGAACAGCTCACGCAAGGTCATCTTCAGGTGCCCGGCCAGCCGCATGGCGAACAGCAGCGTGGGCCGGGCGTTCATTCCCCCGCGAGTTCGTTAACGTCCTCCATGCTCATGGCGTTGTGCTTCATCGCCCGATTGAACAAGCGATCCACTACCGCGATCGACTTGCCGGCCAGCTTGTCGATCTCTGCATCCGTGAACAGTCGCACGCCTTCCTTGTCGCAAAGGCATCGAGCCAAGAACTTGGACCGGAAGTTCTGCACGCCTTTCTCTTTGTTGGCCAACCACTCGCATTCGTAGGCGTCGCGCTCACCCACGGTCATCACGCGCACGTACACATCGCCGCCCCACTCTTTGACGTGCACCTTCAGAACGTTCAGATCGTTGGCACCGAGAATCGCGTCTTTCGACAGGTCCATGGCAACTCCTACTGGTCAAGGATTTTGAGCGTGACGCTGTACTTCGTGACGCCGTTAAGTTCGGTGTCCACGCTCGCTGACTCGTAGATTGCCGGAACTGTCAAGCCGCAGCCGCCGCCAGTGATGACGAGCGTGGCTGTTGTTCCAACTAGCGACGTAGATACGTTCGCTGTGTTTAGGCACTGCAGCGAGACGCTGCCAACCTCATCGGTCCACGGGGCATCACGGCCTTTGGCGCCGCCGCCGCCGGCACTCCACGACAGCGATTGAATTTCGCTGAACGCCGTGCCGCCCCAGGTTACCTCTATGCCTGTGCTGTATGTGGCCACGGCAGACCTCCCTGGCGATCAAGCCAGCGAGAAGTCAGCCGAACCACGCACCACGTCGTTCACCGTGAGAGTGACGCTCGAGGAGTTGCACGTAGCAGTGGCAGACACCGCCACGCCGCCAGTGATTGTCAGCGTTCCTGTCGTGTTCTGGGCGATGACGTTGTTGCCGATGTACTCAATGCTCACGCTCTTGCCCGTGTCAGTCGTGCCGGCAGAACCAACCAGGGGCCGCGACTGCGAGAGAACGGACGCGCCGGTGGTCTGGCCCAGGTGGCTGATGTCGATAGCATCGTTGCCGCCGCCGCCTGTGGCGCCGATGGTGTAGGTGATGCTCGTAACGGTGAAGTTGGTTCCACCGAACGAGAAGGTCGTGCCGGAATCATGGGGCGTGACGGCCATGCTTTATGTCTCCTGCCACCAAACGTCGAACACCATCGTGATCTGAAACGCAGGCGGCATGTCCGTTCCGGTCAGGGCAACGAAGTCGTCGTTTTCCTGTTCCAGCGAAACCTGCCGCACAGTCACATTGTCGACGGTGCCACCGTAGCCATCCAGAACAACACGCATCCGGTCAGAGACTTCCCTGGCCGATTCGTAGGTGGCAGCGTAGATGCTGTATTCCACGCTCAGCTTTGGCACACCCATCGGTGCGCCCAGGGTCTGGCTCCTCTGGATGCCGGCCCGGCGCCACGTGACGAACGGCAGCGTGGCCGTGGCCGGCGCGATGACCGGATAGATCCGTGACCCAACCAGGCCGGATAGCGTTGCGTCCCCAACAATGGCGGAACGCAGAACGGCCTCTGGTGACTTGAGTGGCATGTACCAATCGTGGCACACGTGCTGCGGTATCTTGCAGCCTACAGGCCGCCACGCTTGTCTAGCTCACGAAGCGCCTTTTCAAGGGCGTTTCTCATTTCCGTATCTAGCACGCTCTGCATCTTTTGGCGCGAGTTGTTGAATGCACTTTGCAGCGGGTGCTGGGCTGGTGCCCCGCGTACGGTTCCTGTGGCAATGAAGTCTTTCGGGTACTGGCCCCTTGTTCCCTTGGCAAATGGCCCGCGAGTTGAGAACGACGACAGGATTGAGCGAGCGCCTGACTTTTCCTTTTCCCGCGAAATGATCGTTCTAAGCCTGCCGCCGAGCACGACCCGCTTTCGCCCCGTTCGTCTGCTTTTGCCGGCCGAACGCGACTGCGTGCCAAACTCGACTAGGTGTGAATGGTAGGCCCGATTTGGCCCTTTCAGCACCGAGCCGCCTGCGAATGCCGGCGTCGCCATCTTCTGGCTTTTCGTGTTGTTCGGCCTGCGAAAGCCAACGACGATGACGCCAACGGGAAGCTTTGCACGGTTGTTGTTGTACTTGCGTTCTGCCTTGGTGACGCTTGCCAGCAGGTTGCCGGTGACCTGGCCGACTTGCGACACCTGAGAACGCAAAGCCTCCATGCCTGGCTTTGCGGCCTTTCGCAACGCACGCAGCTGGTACTTTAGGCTGATGTCACGCGGCAGCGCTTTGAGCGCCACGACGATGTCGTCAAGTGGCTGCAGGGCATACTGTGCCTTGGCCTGCTTTCCCTTGCCTAGTGCAATCTTGATGAGCGGGCCGGCAACGCCACTAGCCATCCCGCGTCTCCTGGCAGATGACTTCGTGCTCGCTGCGGTTGTTGTGCTCAAGCAGGCTGACGATGTCCAACGTGCGTGAACGCCATGCGAACCGCATGTTCTGTGTGAGCCCTGGCAGATAACGCAGCTTGACCTTGTGCGTGATCGTCACGTCCTGCTGTCCAGCAGCCAATGCCTCGCGGGCCGACACGCCTTCCACGCTGGCCCATACCGACGTGCTGTTGCTCCAGGCCAGCACCGTTTCACCAAGGGCATTGGTCGTGCCGCTGGCAATCTGAACGGTGACACGCTCACGAAGCCGGCCGGCGTCGATCATCGGTAGCTGCCCCATTTCTGCGACGACAGCAGGGATTCCACGGCGAACTCCAGCGGCTTGCTGATGGACCCCACGAGCACAGAGCTGCGGTTGTCGTACCAGAAGGCAATCAGCATCAGCATGGCGTGGCGGATCGCCGCCGGCACGCTCGAGCCGGTCGGGCCGTAGCCGGCCCACCAGGTCACACTGATGGCGTTGTCGTCCTGGCGGTGCGGCGTCCAGGTGCTTCCGTAGATAGGCAGAACCGTGCCAGGCGTCGCGTGCCGGTCTACGCGGTACTCGTTCGCGCTGTAGGTGCTGGTGCCGCCGGCCTCTGCCGTGAAGGTGACGGTAACGGCCGTGGCCGTGCCACTCGTCACCATCGGAGGCCGTGGCAGTTCCACGGGCTCAATGCCCGAATCAGGGAACTTGTCAAACCGCATCACCCACTGGGTGCTGATGAGCGTGCGATCAAGGTACTGCTCGCACCACTCGCGGGCAGCCGTGATGAGCGTGCCGATGTATGTATCGTCGTCGCTCGTGTCGACACGCAGATGGGCCTTCGCCTCTGCCAGCGTCACTGGCTCAACGGCCGGGGCTGTCTGGCGTGTCAGGCTGCGGTATTGCACGTGGGCGTCCTCGCTTGCGTTTGGTGGCGTCAGCCGCTTCGGCATCACGCTGCACGGCGGCAGTCTCAATCAGTGGCTGCTGCGTCTCAGGAACGGCGATGCCACGGGCCAGCCATTCGGTTGCCAATCCGCCTGGCACGTCCACCACCTGGCCTTTGCGGTAGGCACGCCACGGCCGCGTCAGTCTCAGTTTCATCATTGGGGCACACTCCATGCAGATTCAGGCTTCTTCAGCGTGTTCGTGAAATCGGTAGCCCACTGGAAGACAGGCTGGCTCAGGTTCTGTCCAGGCCACGTCACCACGTATTCACCGTGGCCCAGGATGACGCGGGGCGTGATGTAGACC